GGTGGCTTTTTTAATGCTCAAAAATATTTATATTTGCTGTATGCCAAGAAATGAAGAGCTTCAGCAGGAAAAGCGCCAGTCTATTTTAAATTTCTTTCGTGAGTTAGATGCTGCGGAAGAGTTTGGCGTTAAAAAATACACGACTTCTTACTGTATGGCAAAGACCGCCCGACGTTTCTTTTTATCTTCTCGAAGTATAGAGCGTTATATCTATGGCTAGTTAATTTTATCGTATAGGCAGCTTCCCTCTTCTGCATTCGGTGGCATTGCGTTGCCCACTTCAACCTCCATTTCTTCAAATTTAGTAGGTATGGTTAAGATGGTTGCAGAATCATCATTTACCGTACATTCATAACGCTGTACATAGAGAAGGTTTGCGGTTCCTGTTTCTACCGGGTTAAACCCCGTTCGTTTCATATTGTAAAAGGTTTGCCCTTCAGTAGCGTGAAAACAAGCATTTATTTTGGTTAATAAATCTAAAAAAGCCAACGCGGTACTTTGCTTTTTACTACCTCTAGAGCTATCTGCAAAAGTTTCATAATACAAGTAAACCTCAACTTGCATTCTTAATTGTTGGATCCGGTCGCCCTGGTCTTCGGTATTCAAAATGCGGTAAGCAAAAAATGTTGCGGGAGCTTTAAAAAAATGTTCTTCCGCTAGAAAACCAATTTGCTCGCTCCAAAGATCAACGTGTTTAATTTCGGGAATATAATCGGTAATTCTTTGCTCGTGTTCGAGGTATAATTCTTTTAAATGTTTCATCTTAAATAGTGTTTAAATGCTGTTTAAATCGCTGTGTTATGGTTTTAAAGAATAAATCTTCAATATGCGCATTGAAGTTTTCGGAATGCCCCATAAATTGTCGTTTAGGGATTTTAATTTTAAAAGCCTGTTTTTTAGTTAAAGCCATTGCCCTGTACTTTTCATCTTCTGTTTTGTAATACATCAACCAAAAGTATTTACGCATTCTGGGCGTAACTCTTACGTTAATTATACCGCCTTCATTATGTATTTGTGCATATTTTGCACTAGCTGAAACCACCACACGATCCGGGTTACTTTCAGTCACTTTAACCGAATCGCGTAACATTCCCGATTTAACCAAAACCGCCCGACCGGGATCCGCGTTATCTTTCCGCTTTTCCCAAGGGGTTAAGCTTTTATCGGTAAAGCCCTGCTTTTCAAAATTACCCATTACAAAGTTGATCATTTCGACCTCGGCAATGGTTTGGGCATCTTTAATCAATTGCTCACCTATTTTCTGAAAATCGGGTATTTTGTTGGACATACTATATTTTTGTATCTTTGTAAAACAAATGGGGGCGCGAGGCGAAAGCATCAAGCCCCCTCCCTTTTTTTAGTCCTTTAGGAACTCCTCTAAATCTTTGTAATCACGTTTTAAAATTTTTGCCCTGGTAATCTCGAGAGCTTTTTCTTTTAAAGTGAAAAATATGCTTGCTATTTTTTTTCCGCGCTCCGGACTTATCTTGTTATTTAATTGCTGTTTAAAGCTGTTTAAATCAATCTTTTTAATGCCGTCAAGGTTGAACACTATCGAGTAGTTGCCATTTTCCCCCATCTGCTTTTTAGCGCTCTTAAAAGCGTTGGTAATGCCATTATTAGAAGTAAGGTTTTTCAAGTCGGCCACCTTTCCGTTTACTTCCAGTTCCGGATTCTTTTTACCTTTTAAAATACTGGAGTTAACGTGTGGCCTAATTTTTACTTTCGCTTTTAGGCTATTGACCAAGATTTTAGAGTTTGCCAAATTCTGATCAATATCTTTTGGGTCTGCCCAAACCGAGCTTTGTATGTTCCCGGAACCCTTTTTAAAGATTTCCTCGTACATCGGTTCCAAGAGCTTCAACTCTTCAAAACCTTTTCTAATTTTGGAGACTTCTGCCTCCGGAAAAAGAAAATAGGGATGATCTTCATTAAAGGTTCGGCCATCCTTTCCTACATTATTTTCAAAACCCGGTGTTGGCTCAGCTTTCGGAGTTCCTTTAGTAGCAGGTTTGGAAGTTTGAACTACATAGCATCTACAATTAAAACCATTAGGCGGATACCATTTATCCCAAAACTTATCATCAATCGGTTTGATCACATCATCAATATTGGCGTGATCTTCTCTTACACGATTATCTTTGGCGGTTTTATATTGTAAGTTAGGATAAACGCCTTTTTGGTCTTCATATTTAGCCCATTTCTCGGCCATAGCGCCGGCACGTTGTGCGCTGTTGTATTCCGTCTGTAAATAGTGCCGGTTATACTGCTCGTTAAGTTTTAAGGCCTCTTTTTGAAATTCTGAAAATGGTCGTGGTTCCCCGTCATCGCCTTGCAATAAAAAGTTAAGCTTGGCTAGTTCCTGATAAGTTTTTGCTCCGGAAAAACGGAAAAGGTTTTGGCGAAGCTCCAGTTTTCTTTTAGCATTACTATTATAATTATAAAAGCTTTTTCCATAACCTTTTCCGGTAGCTTCTTTCAAGTCCTCAAAAGTTTGTTTTACTAGATCGGTATTTAGATCTGCAGGTTTTATTTTACCCTTGTGCAGATCTTTCGCTATTCTTTTGATCAGCTTGGTGTAGCTGCTTAGATCTAGAGCTTCAAAACTTAACCCTTCTTCAATTTTTTTAGCGTAAAAAGATTGTATCTCTTTAGAGATATGAGCGTCGAAACTGGCTATTGATTGGGCTTTTTTTTTTCGTCCTTTGTGGACGTTGGAATGGTGGTAGCTTGCTTAAATTCTGAAATTGGGATCCCGGTTTGCTCGGTCAAATATTTAATATCTACTTGATACCCTGCATTAGAAAGTTTAACCACGGTTTCAATAAGTTCTTCAGGTGTGAGTTCCTTACTTTCGTCCCAATCAAACTTATAATTTGAAATACCCTTATAAACCGGGCTTATCTCTTCTAAACGCCACAGCAGTTCATCATTGATGATATATGAAATATCGGTTTTATCGGCCGCGTGGCGATCGTCGGCCACGTCTTGCATTACCTGCAGGCTACCATAAGTACCCGATTTATCGTTTGAGTTGGTGGTACCGTCTTGACCTAAAATTCCTTTGCTCATTTCCGAGTTCATACGCATAATAAGCTCGTCAAATATAGCCTTAGCGTTACCGCCTTGAACGTTCATCGTTTCGATCTTTTCATTGCCTTGTAAAACCGCCCAATGATTATTGATCATAGAGGCCATCATATCGGCAAGCTCTTTATGGCGATCGGGGTTGTAACTATCAGTAGTTACCCAACGTGGCGATATACCATATTTTTCAGAAAATTCAACCCAAGCAGCTTTAGCAAACTTCTTAGCCAATGCGTCCGGAGCAACATCTTCTAGGATACCCAAATCGTTATTGGTACCAATTTGAATATAATAAGGTTCATAGCTACCTTCTTTGTATGGATAGCCTTTTTCATCGCCAACCTCTTTGGTAATAATCCCTTCAGTAAAAAGTATATTTTCTGAAGGGATATAATTTGCGGCTTTAAGTTCAAGCGTGTCCGGATCTAAATCCCAAAGTTCAATAACCGATGATCCCCAAAACTTAGCCTTCATTGAATGATAAAGAAAACGGTTAAACCATTGCGCCGTAAATAGCTCGTGCATACTGGTATTTTCGTTTCCATTTTTATCGGTGATCTTAAATTTAGATCCCATAATTTTTAAGACCCTTGTTTGTATATCAGACTTAAGGTGTAAATCTCTTGTAATGGAACGGTAAACCTCCATCAATGGCGCACGATTAGGATTTTCAGCCAATGAAGCTAATTGAACCGCATCACGCCAAGTTTTGATACTTTGTACGCTTAGCGATTGACTTTTTGGAAGTATAATGTTAGAAGGCCTGTTTTGCCTTGTGTGGTTATATTGCTTGCCTATACGGCTATTTTGTCCTGCCATAGCTTAATAATTGTATAAATCTTGATTGGTTGAGTTTCCCCAGTTCACGAGTTTTTGCTCTACTTCTTCAGGTAATGGTAGTTCGGGATTTTCTTTACCGTCTCTAACGTCGTTTAGCCATTCTTTAACCTCGTCATATTCCTTAACAAAATCGCTTGGCACTTTACGAGCCGCATTCCTTCTTACTAATCTATAAGTAACAATTCCTGTTACCGCCCAAAGGATAAGATCACGTCCCTCATAGGGAGCGTCTGAAAATATAATACCTACATCAAAGCGTTTACGCAGCTTACTTTTTACCAAGGCAATAGCCTGTTTTTCTATGGCCTCGGTAGCTTCAATATCTTCTTGTTCGCTCTCATCAATAAATTGCTCAAAAACCCTAGTTTCGAGGTCATCTTTAGTTATAAATTGAAATATAATAGCCATTAGTATAAATGTTTTCGTTCTACACGACCGGTGGATATAGTTCCCGGTCGTCTGCTATAAATATGTTTGCTTAAAAACCCGATGGCACATTCATCGGCATCGGGTGCATCATCGTGACCTTTATAATTGGGTTCAATACCTAAAAGTTGAGCTTTAGCAATTTGAGTATCTCGATGTGCCTTTTTCTTTTCATTCCAATAAACCCGACCATTTTGGTAATAAGGGTGGATGGAGAGAATACGATCATATTTTTTTGTTCGTGGATTTTGAACTTTAGTTAGCCGTAATTCTATTTGATAAGTATCTTCAATTTCGCGAATGGTGCGTTCAACTTCATCATTCCAAAACTGCGCTTCAAATTGCCAGTGAACATAAACGGAATTAGGTAAGCTCATTTGAAACTGGCACATCCATTCTAAGGCGGCTCTCATTTTACTTTTACGTACAAAGCTGTCGATGTAGTAAAACTGCTTTTCCTTAAGTCCCCAAACTCTTACGGCATTATAATCTGCAGTAGCAGTTCCGGCATAGGCAATATCCCAATGGCCTACAATAATTTCAAAATGATCAATACGCGGAAGTTTTGCCCACTGAATATGTTCTTCTTTAAAAATTTTCCCTTCTACGTGAGGCTCTTGGTTATATTCAGCTTGAGCAGCCAAAACCCCGATTTCTTCCTCAACGATTTTAAAATAATGATCACTATATTTTTCCGGCCAACTTGGTTTATAGGTAACAGGATCATAAGCTTTAATATGATGCACAAACCATTCGGGATGACGCTCCTGTAATTTCTTTTGAATCATTACCGGGGCAAAAGCATTATTAGCCTGTACAAACCTTCTGGTTTCGCCATCCATTGTTGGTAGGAGGTGTTTTTCTACCCATTCTACAACCTCATCTTGTCGGCGTTCGTTCTTAACACTCTGTGCGGTTTCGCAATCATCCATCACGATGTAATTAGGGCGTAAGTTTTTAACACGTAAACCGCGGCAGCTTTGCCCCATACCAATAGCTTGACCGATAAAACCGTTAGAGGTCATATAAAAGCCGTCTTCCCAACTACCTAGATTTTTTTGTTCCCCGTGGTCACCAATAATTTGAGCGTTATTTTCCCATTCAAGACGTAAATCTTCTAAAAGCTGCTTAGCTTTATCGTAAGAATTACCTACGATAACCATATACACTTTTTCGCCTTTAAGCCATAGCCAAAAAGGAATAAGAATATCACAGAGTACAGATTTTGCCAAACCGCGACCCCATTCGGCAAAGGCTTTTGCCGTTAAGTTTTTGGAAAGATATTTAGCAAGTTCAATATGAAACTTTGCTGAGGGGCTATCTGCATAATGAGGAAAGTAACGTTGTACGCATTTGGCAAAATCTTTTTTACATATTTCAATAGCGGCTTTGCGTTCTTGCTTAGTCTCATTAGGATTAATGTGACCTGAAGAACGTATTAACTTGATTTTTTCAAGTATGCGCTTTTGTGCTATTTTATCTTGCTGCTTCAACCTCGCTTTTTTTTATAATGCGGTTTTCTTTAGTATGATTTACTTGGTTTTGATTAAAGTCGTAAAAGAGATTAGTGACAACCTTAACTTTATATCTCTCGTGGTCAATTTTTCGGCTTCTAACAATTTGCCCAATTTCATAACCACAACCTTTTTTTAATAAGTATGCACCAATTTGCAATTGCCATTGGTTCTTTTTGGCACGGTTCCACAAAAGATTTAAAATGAGTTTAAACATAATTTTATCGGTATTTAAGCGCTATTGAATTAATATGCTCTTCAAAAAAGTCTAAGACACTTTCCTGCATTTTGCCGGGAAGTTTTTCGAGCATAGCACCCATAATTTGTTCGGTAACGTTGATGTAAACATTGTAGGGAATGCGATGCTCCTTCTCGAAATTGTCTTTTGTTTTGTTCAGCTTGGCGATCGCATCGATAATGCCCACTTTTTCTTTAGCGCGATCCTTTTTGGCCTCCCTAATTTCTTTATCGGTCAGTCCACTATAATCGTCATCTTCCGTTTCGATCTTAATGGCTCTTTCGGCATAAATATTAATAAGCTCATTAATATTTTCAATGCCCGATTGCAGGTTGGCCATTTTAGCGTTACGGCGTTCTTTCCAACCATATTCATCAACCCAACGGCCGATCGTCTTTTCGGTTACGCCAACCATTTTAGCAGTTTCCTTTGCCGTCTTCTTTTGATTGATGTAAAGGCTTTCGGCAAGCCTTCTTTCTTTGTCTTTTGCCATTTCAATACAATGATTACAGGCACAAAGTTGAGATAACAAAGGCGTTAAAGTGGTTTTCAATTTCCAAAGTGCGTGTCTGTATTCCGCAAAGTGCGGACTGTATACACGCACTTTGGAAAAGCAATTTCTTATCCGGTGTGTTTTGGGCAAAATTTGTCAACCAATTGCAGTAACAAACGCAGACGATTTTGAACAACGAACATTTAAATCAATTAGTAATTACGGCCATCGCAGCACAAAGTATTGAAGCTTTGGCCGCACAATTCCCTTTAAGTATTACCGCTGAAGAAAAAAACGATAAGGCAGTAATAAGAATTAGCGGTGCTATCTATGAGTGGAACAATTCTGCTAATTGGTTCCGCAGGCAAATTGAAAGCTTCAACGAAAAAGGTATTACCGAAGCCAGTTTACATATTAACACTCCGGGAGGAGATGTTTTTCAGGCAGCTGAAATTCATAACGAGATAAAAGCATTTGAAGGAAAAATTATTGGCTATGGAGGCGCAATGGTTGCCAGTGCCGGTACTTATATCCGCTTAGGTTGTGATGAATTTTATATGGTGGCCAACGGTAAATGGATGTACCATAAGCCTAGCGGTGTTATGCGTGGGAATGAGGACGACTTGGAAAGCGAATTAAAACTTTTGAAAGCAATTACCACAGACTATCGTGAGGGCTACGCGAATTTAACGGGGATTAGTGAGGAACAGATCGAAAAGAATTGGTCAAAAGGAGATGTGTGGCTAAGTGCTAAAGAAGCAAAAGAAGAAGGTTGGATTACCGGAATATCTGCATTTAAGGCAAAAATCACTGAAAAAGAAACCGCAATGTTTACGGCTTGCGGAATGCCGGATCCACCTAAACCTACCAAGAAAAAACCAAAATTAAATATCAAAACAGAAATGGATTTAAAAGCGACCGCCCTAAGATTGGGCTTAGAAGAGAATGCCACAGAGGCGGAAGTGAACGCTGAAATGGCCAAGTTAAGAGCTAAAGCTAGTAGAGTTGATCAGTTAGAATTAGAGGCTACTCAAAAAGCCGAAAACGATCGTAAACAAAAGATAGCCGATATAAAGGCTCAGGCCATTAAGGACAAGAAAATGACTGCAAAAACAGCAGATTCGATGGACAAATGGGCGGAAACCGATTTTGAAGGGTGGAAAGCACACGTTGAAAGTTCACCGACTCTTCAAAAGTTATCGGAAACAGTAACAGGTAGTGCCGGGAAAGGAACAACTGCGGGTTTAAAAGATAAAAAATTCGAGGATTTGAGCGACAAGGAACTTACCGCTTTACAAGAGGAAGATCCAGAAGCTTTTCAGGCTAAATATGACGCCTATTTAAATAGTGATAACTAAAAACCATAGATAAAAATTGATTGCCCGGTCGAAAAATACGATCGGGCAATGATTAAAGTAATTACCTAAATATTCAGAAAATGAAAAAATTTTTAAAAGTAGTAATGGCCTTAGGCCTTATTTTGGTAGCCTTTCAAACAGGCCTTGCCAAAGAAAACAACGAAGTAACTGTGGCGGCAGTAGCCGTAACCAACGGCGATTTATTAAATACGTTAAACGAAAAGTTTATTATTAAGAAATTCCGTCACGTTGGTACTTGGATTCAGGAAGTTCAGTCTAAAAATAATTGGGTTAATATGGACTCAATTCGTATTCCTAAAAGAAAAGGAGATAATGCACCGGTCGTATTAATTAATAATAATGTTTATCCTATAAACTCTAGCAGCCGTGAGGATGATAAAGTTGTTGTTTCACTCAATAAATATGATACAGAAAACCGTGAAGTTTCAAGAGATGAACTTTATGCTATTGCTTATGATAAAGAAGGTGATGTAAACCTTGAGCTAAAAGAAGAATTAGAGGAGCAAACTACTAATCACGCTCTACATTCAATTTCTCCATCAAGCAATAATGCAGATGCACCAGTTTTGGAAACAACAGGGGATAATGACGGTACAGGAAGGTTAAGGCTTACCAAAAATGATGTTATAAAATTTAAGGGTGAACTTGATAAACGAAAAGTTCCAGCAGCAGGAAGAGTTATGGTGCTTTCAACCGTACATGCAAATGATCTTTTATTAGAAGATAGCGTATTTGAAAAGGGGTACCATAATCGAGTCAACGGTGCGATCTCTATTAATTATTATGGCTTTAAAATTTATGAAGAAGTTTATACGCCAACCTACGGCCAAGTCTCAAAAGAAAAATTAGCCTTCGGCTCTGCGGAAGCTGGTCGCAACTCCACCATCATTTTTCATAAAAAATCTACAGTTAAGGCAACTGGAACAGTTGAGCGATTTTCGGCAGATGCTAAAATCAATCCTAAATACAGAAAAACGGAAGTAGGTTATAGACTTTGGTTTGGATGTTTTGCTATCCAAGACCAAGGGCAGGGAGCAATCATCGACGGCGCAGCAGCGTAATTAATTTGAATTTAACCAAGGCGGGCTAACCTAACGCAGGAAGCCCGCTCCCTTAAGGGGGAAAATAAAGATGTTATGGAACTAACTAAAAATTTTGATACACACGAATTTGAAAGTAAGGACGGTTTATCTACACCTAAAAACCTTATGCCTAATATTCAGGAATTAGCGGATAATTTACAAGTGTTGAGGGATAATTTTGGATTACCTATAAGTATTAATAGTGGCTATAGAAGTCCTAGCCATAACAGAAGTATTGGAGGGGTTAAAAATAGTCAACACGTACAAGGTAAAGCGGCCGATATTACAGTTCCGGGAAAATCTCCAAAAGAAGTCCACCAAGCTATTGAACGCTTAATTGCTGAGGGCAAAATGAAGCAAGGCGGATTAGGGCTTTATTCAACTTTTGTTCATTATGATATAAGAGGAACTAAAGCTCGTTGGAACGGATGAAAAAGCTTTTCTACATAACTCTATTGTTACTGATTTTAAGTATTTGTATCAGCTGCGGATCTAAAAAAAAAGTATCCAATACGACCACCGTTAAAGATTCGATAAGCACGGTAACTAAAATAGTGCCTCGTGATACACTTATTAATCTTCCCGGCGATTCGCTAAATGTAAAAATACCTTTCTATAAGTTAACGGAAAAGCCAACACTTTTCAGTTCAGAAAAAGGAAACTTACAAGGAAGCGTTAGCCGTACTGGAGACACCTTAGTTATAGATTGTTTTACCGATGAACTCCAATTGCAATTGGAGATCTTAGATAAAATCATAGAAAGCAATAGAACCCTTAGCACTACAACAAATACTACAGAGGTAATACCGGAAAAATATGTGCCCTGGTGGATCAAGGCCTTGGCATTTCTTGGCGGTTTGGTAGTGATATACATTTTAGGCCTTTTGGGAGGCAAATTCATAAAACCATTTTAAAGATGAAAACATTATCTAAAGCGGAACTAAAGGCCAAAGCCGCTAAAATCTTTGGCGAGAATACAGGATCAGTAATCTATGCCGTATCTGACGGCCAAATGTTTTTTAATAAAAACCGTGCGGAACTTCACGCAAATAGTGGTAAGGAAAAACTTGCCGTTTATGATTTTGCAAGGCAAGATGTAGAAGATAGTAAATCCACAACTAAAGAAGAGGATGGATATTCAGTAGACGAGCTTAAAGAATTAGTTGTTCAAACTTCAGACTTTGCTCAATTGGACAAATTGTTAGAGGATGAAAAAGCGGGTAAAAACCGTAAGACCGCAATAGCCGCTATTGAGGCAAGAATCAAAGAGCTTAAAGAAGCCGACGATCGCCACGCGGCCGATAAAACCGATAAATAATGAGTTTTGAAGGTGTAATATTCAATAAAGGCCAGTACGGTCTTAATCGTCAAAACGCAAGTACCGATGGCGTGATGGCTTTAGTGGTTTTTTCCCCGGAAGCGGAAAACGAAAACTTTAATAAAGTTCTTGAGACCATTCAAGCCATAGACTTAAACGGTGCGGGTTTTGATGAAAGTTATGATGCAAACAATAACATTCTTTTACGTCATCACGTAGAAGAGTTTTACAGGCTGGCACCGTTAGGAACTTTAAAGCTTATTGTAACCGATAAGGCAACTGCAGCTGCATTTTTTGCAAGTGATGAAGCTAAGGCAATTTTTAGAACGCATAGCGATGTGAAGCGCGTAGGCTTTGTTTATAACGATAATGTAGTTGATTTAGATCTAACGGAAGAGGCAAACGCTTGTCAAGCGTTTATGGATGCACTTGAAGAGGATCATATCCTTATGGATGGAATGTATCTCGAAGGTAGAAATATTGGAACTGGAGGGACAAATATGCGTGAGCTTACTGCCGGTAAAGTTTCTACCGTTATAGGGCAAGATCCAAACGTTGCATCGATCGCTGCGTCTTATGCAAATTATGCGGCCATCGGTTCGGTATTAGGAATGCGCGCCATCAGAAAGGTAAACGAGAACCTTGGTAGTGTAGATGTGATCAATAAACCGGATGATAAAAAAGGCAATGAAAACTATTCGTTAACCGATGAAGTTAACGGGCAATGGCTTGAGGCTAATTTATCAGATGGAACTCCGGTAAGTTCTTTAACAAGAGCTGAGCGGAAACAATTAACCGATACCGGTTATATCTATGCCGGTAACTTTCAAGGTTATGCAGGTTATTATTTGAACGGTGAGCCCACTTCAATTGAAGCGGCTTCAGATTTCGCCACCGGAGAAAACAACGGTATTTGGAATAAAGCAGCTCGCGGAGTTCGACAGGCTTTAATCCCTAAAGTACGCGGTTGGTTTAAGCGTAACGCTGAAACTGGAGAATTAAGCGCAACGGCAACCACCAATTTAGAGAATATTGCCAGTAAGCCTTTAAATCAAATGGTTGGTGATGAAGAAATAAGCGGTTATCAATTAAGAATACCAACCGGGCAATCGCCAAACGATCAAACACCACTATTGGTTTATATCACTGTGAGAGTGGGGGCAATTATCCACGAATTTACAGTAGACCTATCACTTAACTAAATAAGAACATGGCAGGACAAGCAACAAATTTAATTAATGCCTTCGGTAAAATGGCCGGGTGGAACTCGGTCACGATGAACCTTTTTGGGCGTGATGTAGAAGGGATTTCAGAACTGGCTTATGACGACAACGTAAACAAAGAAAATGTTTATGGCGCGGGCAAAATGCCTATTGGTTTTGGCGAGGGAAACTATGAACCGGTCTTTACCCTAAAACTCTATAAGGAAGAAGTAATCGCTATCCTTGATAGCTTACCTCCGGGTAAACGAATTCAAGATGCAGAGCCTACCGATGTAACGGTAACTTATGAGTACAAAGGCAGGATTTATAAAGATATTATTCGCAATGTTCAAATTATGCGAATTGGAAGTTCGGTAAGTCAAGGAGATACAACCGTAGATCAAACCACAGAAGTGATGTGTAGCCACATCGATTGGAACGTACAATAATTCAAATTATGAATACAGAAAATCAAGAAGATAAAAAACCTATTGGCCACGTTGATCAATCCCAAATTGATGCTTGGAAAAACCAGTATAAAACCCGTAAGATCAATTTCATTATTACGGAAGACCAAGACGGCAATAAGCATATAACTTATTTGAAGCAGCCGGAAATGGGACTTTTGACAATGTTAAAAGCTAAGGCAAAAAAAGATCAGGAGTTTGAAGCTTTATCTACCATCTTAAATACGCTTAGAATTGGCGGATCTGATGAAGTACTGGAAGACTATCATATGAAGTTTGGAGCCATGCAAAGTGTGGGAGAACTTCTAAGAGCGGTAAAAGGTACGTTGGGAAAGTTGTAACCGATGAGGTAATCTCATCGGATAAGGAAAAAGATCATATAGAAAAAGGCAACGCTTTAATACGGCATATTTTTCAAATCGAACCAGAAGTTTTGCCCGTCGAAAGATGGGCAAAACTATATAACGAAGCAATTTGGCTAAAAGATATGGAGTCCAAAAGATTGGCAGACGTATTAACAGCAGTATTAGGCGGCAAGAAAAAGTAAATGGCAAAGCACGAAACATCGTGGATACTTGAATTAGTAGACAATATTACCAAACCGTTGCGAAATATTACCGGTGTAACCGATGAGACCCGCAATACGGTAGATAAGGTAACTGCGTCTATTGGTGACCTCGATGAAGAGACCAGGGCTTTTGCTGAACGTTCTTTGAAATCTCATCGCGAGCTTTCTGAAGAAATTCAGAAAGAACAAAATGAAATAAAAAAGCTTACCAATTGGTTAGAAGATCTAGGTGACCAAATAGATCCCTTAAAAAAAGCGCAGATAGACTTTGATATTAAGCAGGCGCAAACCAAAGCAAGAAGGTACCAGGAACAATTAGTCGAGATTGAACACGAACTCAAGCAAATTGAGAATGCTCCCGACAAAAAGAAAATGGAAGCTAATTGGGGGGCAGCCGTAGTAGTGGCAAATCAAACTGCAGAACTGGTAGAAAAAGCTTTGGGAACTTTTGATTTTGCAGTGGGAATAGAAGCCACGAGAACTCAAATACAACGCTTAACCGGGGAAAGTGGAGATCGTCTAGATGAACTTACCGCAAAAGCGCATCGGTTAGGAAAGGTTTATAAAGAAGACCCTGCCGAAATTGCCAAGGCTGCTAATGTAATGACGCAGCAAATAGGAGGCTCTTTTGATGAGAATTTTGCACTGATTGAAGCCGGTTATCAAAAAGGGGCAAACCTTAATGGTGACTTTTTAGACCAGTTAAAAGAATATCCAACCTTTATCAAGCAAGTTGGTTTATCGGCTTCCGAAATGGTGGCCATAACGGCTCAAGCAAATAAAGAGGGCGTTTTTTCAGATAAAGCTTTAGACTCCATTAAAGAGGCAAACCTTTCTTTGCGTGAGATGGGACAACCCCAAATAGATGCGTTAAAAGGAATCGGTTTAGAAGCTAAAGATCTAGCCGATAAAACTGCATTTGAAGCTGTCCAAATGATCTCTAGGTCAATGGACGGGGCGACCGATCAAGCTAAGCAATTAGTTTTAGCAGATATTTTTAAGGGTGCAGGCGAAGACGCCGGGCTTGGTTGGGTTGAAGGTCTCGGTAGTATTGACATGGATATCAATAAGATTGAAAGCGTTCAAGAAGCCGGTGCGGGTATTCGCGGTTGGCTTGCCGGGCTTGAAAGTAGCTTTGCCAATACCTTCGGTAGTATCGTTACCAATGCCAACGAACTTAGCGGTGTAACTACAATGATTGCCTCTATGATTCCGATCATTCAAACCCTTTCTAAAGTTACTTGGGTACAAAATGCGGCCACTAAGGCGATGACCGCCGTGCAATGGCTTTGGAACGTGGCTTTAAATGCTAATCCGATTGGTTTAGTTATAGCCGGTGTTGCTGCTTTGGTGGGTGTTGTTACTTGGGCTTGGTCAGAATTTGAGGGCTTCCGAAAAATTGTAATGGGTGTTTGGGAAGTGATGAAGCTCTTTGCCGTGGTCATAAAAGACTTAGTCATTCAAAGGTTAAAAGATATGCTTTCGGGTATCACCGGTTTAGGTTCTGCCCTAATGAAATTCTTTAAAGGAGATTGGGAAGGAGCTTGGGAAGCCGGTAAGCAAGCCGTAACCGATTTATCAGGTATTGAAGCGGGAACAGAAGCATTAGGAAAGCTTTCTACAGGAATTGCCGATGCTTATGCGACCGGAGCAGAAAAAGGCGCTGAAAGTTGGGCGGCCGATCAAGAAAAAGAAAAGCAAACTACCGGTGATTATGACTTTTCAAATATTGCCGGGACTGAAGCTCCAACACTTGATGGCTTAAATAAGATAAATACACCGAGTGGTTCCGGGTTAGGTTCGGGTGGTGCCAGTGCACCAAAAATGTTGAATGTTACCCTAAACGTCAATAATAATTTTGATGTAAAAGATGGTGCAGATTTCATAAATAAACGTGATGAGATTTTAGACTATATCGTGGGCAGGATGAATGACACACTTAAAGATGCATTAATAGCAGCTACATAATGGAAATGAATTATAACATATCACAATTATTTGCGGAAAGCTTTGGACTTAAAGTTAACCAAGGTTATTCCCCTGAAATTGGTTCGGGAAAAGCAAATGATCCTAAAGGAATTTATGAGGGGATTAGTTTGACTAATTCATTGGAGGAGGCCGAGCGATTAAGCTTTTTAGGTACTCCAATTTTGTTTCCCATTTCTTTTTCTGCAGGTACCTATAAGAAGTATGATGATAATGGAGTGATCACAAATGAAATTATGCCGGAGTTCACTTTACCAAATACTTGCGTCCTCGACTTTAATAGGCCGAAAATTATTGCTAAAACCACTATGAGTAGTGGTTACGGAGAAGTAAAAGAAATATTTGGATTTAGGGATTGGCAAATAAATATCAAAGGCTTTTTTATTCCAGATCCTCAACAGCCTCAAGGTTTATTTTCTCCATACGAACAGGAAAATAGAATGAATGATTGGTATGAATTAGTTAGTTCTATTGGTATTCAAAATGTATTAATGTATAACCGCAATATTTTAAATATCACTATAGAAGATTTTAGGGTACAAGGAGAACGCGGTAAACCTAATATGAGACCTTTTACGATTACGGCCACTAGTGATGATCCTATAGAATTTCAAATTACAAGAAAATGACGTTAGCAATGATAGTTAAGCTGGTTTTTCCGGCTACCGAAAATAGAGATTATGCAATCACGATTAGAAGGGTTGAAGGCATCACTATTGAAAGTAGTTGGGAACTTTTAACCGATACGGCAACAATTACTATTGCTAGAAATGTACGATTTTTTAATAAACGTGAAGTTAGAGAGGTATTTCGTAATGGTGATCCGGTTGAGATTTGGATGGGTTACGATAAAGAAGAAAACTTAATTAAAGAATTTGAAGGATACATTACTTCAGTCTCTGCAGATATACCTATCGAAATTAAGTGTGAAGATAAAATGTTTGAGTTGAAAAAGCATAACGTGAATTATGCGATGAAAACAACTCATCTTAAAGATTTAATAGCTGCTATTATTCCGGAGGGAATTAATACCGACGTAGCAGATATGGAGATTTCAAAAGAACGCTTTCCAAACACGACTACGGCAAAGGTTCTGGAGAAGCTTCAGGAGAGTAATATTTATTCCTACTTCAAAGGTCAAACGTTGGTAGTAGGTAAAATTTATAGTGACGATGAGGAAAGTCCGGTTGTTTTCAACTTCGCTAAAAACGTGGTTGATAATAACCTTCAATATAAATTAAAGGAAGATGTAATGGTTCTTATAAAAGCAACTTCAACACTTCCTAAAGGGCAAAAGATTTCGGCTGAATTTGGTGATAAAGGAGGTGTACAACAAAGCCTAAGTTATTATAACATCAATAGTAAAGACGCGCTTTTGATATTGTGTAAAGAAGATTACGAAAAGTTTAAAGTTGATGGATATAAGGGAGATATGACCATTTTCGGAATACCATCGATGCAGCACGGAATGAAGGCTGAGGTGATTAGTGATATTTATCCGGATCGAAATGGAACTTATTGGATCAAAAGCATAAGTAAATCTTTCAATAGAAATGGTTACCGGCAAACTTTAAACCTTGATCAAAGAGCAGCATAATGGAAAAGCTAAAAGAATTCAAATCGCTTTTACAGAAAAAAGCCAAAGATCAAGTGCCAATACAGACCGAATGGGTAGCGGTAAAGTCTGTTAATTGGGAAGAGAAAACAATGGTCGGTACCGGCTTAGAAAATGGGTTGGATTATGAGGATGTTCTTTTAGGCCTTGGTTCATTTTACCGCAAACCTAAAGTTGGTACCATGGCTATTATTGGCACCATCAATAATAGTGCTGCAGCTTTTATGATCGATTGCGAAGAAACCGAAGAACTCGCATGGAAAAATGAGGAAAGTGAGTATAGAATTACACCGGAAGGTTTTGAAGTAAAAAAAGGTAATGAAAGCCTTAAAAAAATCTTGAATGATTTTATCGATGAGGTCAACAAGATCGTAGTCATTCAGGGAACCACAATAAACCAAGTGGCGGTCGAAGAAATTAAACAACGTTTAAATACTGTTTTAATATAGTTTAAATGGCAATTACAGAACAACAATTAGCAATAAAAATTGAAGAGGCTTACGATGCCGTTTCTGGAGATTCTAATGTGAATCCGGAAGAAGCAAGAAAGCAAGTAGCGGAAGATCTTGCCGCGGCGATTGCACAATTTGTAATTGGTAGACAAACCACCGGCGTAAGTTCTGATGGTGCAACCGTAAATACCACGATCAATGGCTAAAGATATTGTACTGGATGAAAATAACGACCTAAAAATTGTTGCTGGAGATTTTCTTACTGGAGAAACTGAAATGCAGGAAGTAGGTTTAATCCTTCAAAGCTACCAGGGCGAATGGAAAGAGAATCCAATGATAGGATGCAATTTGGTCAAAGAAATTAGAGGGAATATCAACCCAATAAAAAGGGAGCGTGATATACGCGTGCAAATGCGACTAGACGGTAAAAGCTATGATAAGATTAAGCAAAATATAACAATGAAATGATACAATTATTAATGAACAATTTAATGCCAATTCTTTCCCTTTTTTTTGGTACTGGAGGATTTATAGCGTGGTTCTTTGAAAGAAGAAAAAGAAAGGCACAAGCCATTTCCATTGAAACGCAAAACGAGAGTCAAGAAATTGCTAATGATAAATCTTTAATAGCTCTCTATAAAGAGGCTTTGGATGATCTTAACGGTAGATATGAGCGTAAGTTTAAAGAGATTACCGATATGTATGAGCGAAAAATTAAGCTTTTGGAAGATGAAATAAATCTACATAAAAGAATTATCGCCAACCTAAGAAAAGAAAACTCGGACTTACGTGGACGTATAAAAGAGCTTGAAGCTAAAAAATAATGAACACCATAACCGTCATCAAACACCAGTCGCTCTTCGATATATCCATACAAGCTTATGGAACGATTGAAGGTATCTTTTCGCTTTGTCTGGAAAATGATGTTGCGATCACCGATGAGCTTGAACCCGGTCGGGTTCTCAACGTGCCGGAATATGACGGAGCTAACACCGAAATTGTAGAATACTACAAAGCAAGAAATATAAAACCGGCCACCGGAATCACGCAGCAAGAATCGGAAACCACCATACCTGAAGAAGGTTGTAACTATTGTAAACTATTTGAATAATGGCAATACAAAGCATTGAAATTTTAAAAGGATATATGACTTGTGAAGACCCAGCGGTTCGTAACAAGTATTATAATTTATTGGATAGCTTTTGGCATAAAACCAATGGCGATCTATTACTGAAGATTACAGAAACTTCAACCTACATTCAGTTAGATTTTACAAATGGTAAAACCGTTTCAATCCCTAAAATGCCCGATAGTGTGGCTATTAGTTTTGTTACCGGTCTTCAAGATGCTTTAGGCGGAAAAGTCGATAAAGAACTTGGTAAAGGGCTTTCTACAAATGATTTTACCGATGAGCTTTTACAAAAGCTTAACGGACTTGGAAATTATGTACACCCGGAATATCACCAAATTAGTGAGGTTCAAAACTTGCAGGAAGCTTTAGACGGTAAAGTCGATAAAGAACCGGGTAAAGAATTATCTAGTAACGATTTTACCAATGCTTTAAAAGCAGCGGTAGAACAATACCAAAGAAGTTTGCAGGAGCAAATTATTAATAGCGGTGGTAATTACAACGGTATTGAAGTTACTGCCGGTACGCTCATTTTCACAAACGAGAATGCACAAGCGATTGTCAACGGCTTTAAAGGTGGTTTTCCTGAAATTACACTCATTAACCGATCTGCTAGTTTTCTTACTCGTATAAATTCTAATAGTAGTAGTGTTGATGCAGATGCGATCCCTATTGATTTACCTAACGGAATGGCACAGATCGGCGTTAGAGGTACGGTAAAATTTAAGCTTTCGCCAAGTCTTGATAAATATGAAATGGTCAATGCTTTTGGTATTCCTTACGCACCTGAGCATTTAGGCATTACCGAAACGCAGGTGATTGTTGTTAATCCCGATGGCTCTACCGAGGTGATGGAACTGGAAGAAATGGAGGTTTATCGAAATGCACAAACCACACCGATGAGCAAAGCAGAACTTAATACCGATTACGCCGATGTTCCTCAAGGCTTTATGGTGAATTGTGTAGAAATTAATACGATTTACAAAAAAGCCGATAACTCGGCCACCGGTGAGTGGGAGAGCATCACCACAAAATCAGTTAGCTAAATGCCAATTGTTAAAAGAAATAACAAGATTATGAAACGTGGCGGTAAGGTTCTTAACCGCTACATCAAAACGCTTACTTTTCAGGTGGAGGGCAGTTATTTTCCGTTAAATCCGTATAATACTTCAGTTCAACAAATACACCCAACATGCACTTTTATGTTTTATTCCTCGGTGCCTAATACAGTAACTATAAATTTCGGTGATGGCGTTGTAGTCGTGAAAGAATTTATTGAAGAAACACCCGGTATATATGTTTTCGGATGGCGTGGAGAAAATAGTTATTATAACTCTCAGCCCTATGATGATGAGATTCATATATTTCAAGATGATACTACACAAGCTCGAAATATTTCTTTTGAGTTTGAAAACATTTTAGCAATTTATGAGAATCCTCTAAATTTTTGTGGAATAATTAAAACTCCACCGGAATGGGAATATACATCCCTTACTGAGTTAAATATACTAAATACGTTAACAATAGAAGATATAGAGAGGGTGCCTTCTACTGTAACTAATAGATTAAGATTGCAAAACGCATTTTCCCAAAAGAAAACACAGATACCCGACCAATGGTTTTCAGCAACAAATGTGAGATTCTTATACTTTGCGAATTCTTTTGATTTTTCAGATAGTTTAGCTTCAAACCTATACAAAATCAATCAATTTCCGCTTGCAGAAATTATAGATTTTAATAGTTGCAATCTGAATAATTTACCTGATTCTATTAATGATCTTCATTATCTAGATCAGCTTAAAATAGAAAGTAATGATTTTACTTCCATTCCTAAACTATCAAATCCTTCAGTAAAAAGGGTTGATATGTTTGGTAATAATCAAATTTCTAATCCTGTTATTCCTAATTGGAACGGTAACCTATATTTAGAAACTTTGAATTGGAATTTTACCCCTATCAACTCTCTAGATTTTTCAACTATTCCGCAAAACTGGAATGGAATGAAAAATTTAAAAACTATTAGATTAAATTTTAGTACCGATATACAGTTTAATAATTATATATCTAACCTTTACCAATTATGCACCGAAAATGCATTTATTGATCCTTCTAGCCAAGAAGCTATCGATAGCGGATGGCCAAATCAATTTAGAGTATTGAATTGGGGAGATTCAAGCCTGACGGTAGACAACACAGTAGAACCCGCACCCGGTTTTCAAGCAGGAATTAGTAATGGAAGTCCGCAGCATAATGGCCATAAGGTTTATGCAATGCTTGTCAACTATGCTCACAATATTCAATTTAATAACTAAAATAAAAAACGATGAACGATAGAATTTTATTTGAATGGAACAACGATCAAGGTAAAGTAATATCTGTGGTGCAAGCTCCGCCATTTGTAAATGTTTCAGGTTTATATAACAAATGTTTTTCCACTATTGCACAAGCGAAGACAATGATGCAAGCGATTGGCATCGATTATACCGCAATTGAAGATTACGAAAATAACTTATAATGGCAGTACCAACGATAGCCCAGATAAAAGCACAAATACTGGCAGAAAAAGCCAACCAAGACGAATTACAAGGTTTAGACAGTACTTCCAACGCAGGTATTTTTAACCTTTTCGCCTATTGTGCGGCTTCGGTAATTTGGATTCAATACATGATGTTCGACACCTACCAAATCGAACTCGACCAAAAAATAAGAGAGCAAAAAAAGTATTCTTTGCTTTGGTTTCGTGAACGAGCTTTGGCGTATAGACACGGCGAAGGCTTGGTAGAAGAAACAGACGAGTACGCCACAGAAATAGATGAAAATACCAACCTACCGGTAAAGCGTGCAGCGGTCATTGAGTTAGAGCTTAACAATAGAAAACATTTGTTTATCAAAGTGGCCACCGAAGACGAAAATGAAGAGCTTGCGCCAGTAAGTGAAGCCGTAAGAACCGGGATAGAGCAATATTTTGCGATCATCAAACCCGCAGGAACTAAGATCATTGTCTTTACCGGCGAACCAGACGATTTAAAACTTAAAGTAAGGTTCTTTTACGACCCATTAATTTTTGACGAAAACGGCGCACGTATAGACGGTTCAGACAACACCCCGGTACAAGACACGATAAGAAATTATTTAAAAGAATTGAAATTTAACGGTGAGTTTACTTTGGCGGCCTTGGAAGATCTTTTACAAAGTGTAGACGGTTGTGCAGATCGTGAGGCTTATATCGATGAAGCTTCGGCCAATTATCTTAATCCGCCGGACTACCAAGAAATCACTAGTAGCTATGTGGCCAATAGCGGTTATATGCAAGTTACCGAAGAAAATTTAGATATTGAATTTATTGCGAAAACCGTGCAGTTATGATATTTAATAACGTCTATAATCTCAACTGGAATAGCATTGGCGTAGAGCTTTTGCCAAGAGTATTGCGCCAAGCAAAATGGGCGGCTTGGCTTTTGGCTGTTTTCAAACCTAATTCTAATCTACATACTCAGTTTATTAACTATCGCAGAAAAAGCAATTATAAGATCGATCACACGCCACAAGTCTTTTCGATGGAAAACGTACTTAACGATGCTTTCGACCAAGGACAGCGGCGTATTTACATCACCGATGGCGTTTATCTTTCAGCCTTGTATTTCTACAACCCGGAAGAAAACAACCCGGTGCATTTTTACAACCCGGAAGAACCGGAAGATCATCCCCGGTTTTATGATCCGCAGGAGCTCGAGCAACTCGATGTTGATTTTGTGGTTGTATTGCCTTTAGAGTTTGAAAATGTATATACGGAAGACAGTCCGCAAATGTTACGTTTACGATCGTTGGTAGATACTTATCGATTGCCAGACAAAACCTATCAAATACAATTTAATTAATTATGAAAAAGATACACGTAGAAGGCGGAGGCTTTCCGGGAACTTCAAAAACTTGGCGTTTTATCGCTGAAATGATTCAGCAAAATGCAGACTTAGCCACTGGTATTGCCGGTAATAATGTAATTGTTTCCGGTTGTGAAGTCGTGAACGATATTGCCGCCGATGGTATTATTATTATCAATGGCGAAATGTTTCCTTTTGTTGGCGGGAACGTAAGTGATAATCCCTATATAACCATTACTGAAAATATTGAAACTACACAGTATTTAAAAGATGATGACGGTGACGGGCAAGGTGATAATATAGATACTTATTTTGATCGTGTGGCGGTTTTAACTAATGTTCAGCAGGATAACACTAGCTTTTCAAGTTTAACCCGGTTGAAATCTTTAAAAGAAGTTTCAAAACGCATTCCGCCGATGACTTCCATTGTGATGTATTACGGTTCAATAGCAAATATTCCCGAAGGTTGGCAATTATGTAACGGTACAAATGGAACACCCGACCTATCCGGAAAGTTTATTGTGGGTTACGATTCAACTGTTGATGATTACAACGCAATAGGCAATACCGGCGGCGAAAAGAAACATACCTTAACAGTTGATGAGATGCCGCAGCATAATCATAACGGTAATACATCAAGTAATGGCAATCACCGGCACGGTTTTGAACTGAACAATAACAACAATGGTGAAGGGTTGCCAGCTTTAGAAAAAGGTAACTCATATCAAGGAACTAATTTTAACACAGAGTACGCCGGTTCTCACAACCACAGCTTTACAACAAATAACCGGGGAGGCGGTCAATCGCACGAGAACCGTCCGCCTTATTTTACATTGGCTTATATCACTTATGTAGGATAGAACTCATTCCCTTGGAGGTCGGGAATAAAAAATGCCCTCCGCTTTAAAAAATCTCTGACCACTTTTCAAATACGAACCCGAAAGCTCTACGGAGGACACAAAGTCTTCTTAGAGTTTTCGGGTTTTTTCGTTAAGCGGTCAGAGACAACAAAAATAATTAAATAAATAAGTATGGCAACAAAAGAAGTAACCTACAAAGAGCAATTTGGAGTAATTGTTATTTGTGACAGTGAAAAACATCAAGAGAATGTTTTTAAAGATTTAAAAAAGAAAGGATTAAAATTAAAAGTAGTAACAGTATGATAGATTTAAAAATTGAGCATCGATCAAGTGATTTTGATAGTTATCGAGCCAACAGAGTAAAAAGTATGTTTAATGCCGAAAGTGGCTGCAATTGGGAAAAAGATATTAAGATTGATTTATCGGAAGAATGGGGACTCGGACTTATTGTTGGTTCATCAGGTTCCGGTAAATCTTCTCTTGGTAAATTATTTTTTGAAAAGGATAAAACTTATGACCCCTATGAAAATTGGGATCCTAATAAGCCTATTATCGATTGTATATCACCTGAGAAAGAATTTAATCAAATAACTGGTGCCCTAGCCGGTGTAGGTTTAGGAACCGTTCCCGCTTGGCTTAGACCTTTTAAGGCTCTTAGTAATGGTCAGCAATTTAGAGCCGGTTTAGCGAGAGTGATTTGTGAAGCTCCCGAGGAAGTCGTAATTGATGAATTTACAAGTGTAGTTGATCGACAAATCGCAAAAGTTGGAGCTCTAGCTTTTGGTAAAGCTTGGAGAAGAAATAAAGGAAAAAAAGCAGTCTTATTAAGTTGCCATTACGATGTGATAGAATGGTTACAGCCTGATTGGGTTTATAATATAGATACTGGGGAATTAAAAAAAAAAGCGAAATCGGATCAAGGCCAAAATTCAAGCTTGATATTTGGAAGGTCAACGGAACTTATTGGAACAAATTTAAAGAGCATTATTATTTAGACCTACCAAGACCGGTTGCGGCTGAATATTACGTAGGAACTGTAAATGGTGAGTTGGTCTGTCATTTAGCAGTATCACCTTTATTTACGGCAAGAGCATATAGAGCAACACGTTTAGTAGTTATGCCGGAATGGCAAGGCGCGGGAGTTGGAATAAAATTTTTAAATGAAGTTTGCCAAAGGCAATTGGACGGTTTAGGTAGAAAGGGACATAAATTCGGGACATTTTTCCACACTACCCATCCACAGCTATGTAATGCTTTGAGAAATCAAAAGAATTGGATTTTCACAAAGTCAAGCTTATGCGGATCCAATAAAAAGCGAAGTAAAGAAAGTATTTTAAAAACAGGTAAGGGAATAATAAAAGGCGCAGGGTATGGCGGTCACTTTAGAGCCATACAAGCGTTTAAATATATTGGAAATGAATAAAATTAAAGTATTTATAAGTGGACAGAAATATTTTGGAATGGAAATATTTGATTTGTGTCACAAATTAAAATTTATTGAAATTGTAGGTGTATGCGCTCCTTTGGGGGATAAGTATATAGGAAGAAAGGCTTCTCGTTATGGAATACCCATTATTCCTGCGGGTAGCCTTAATGCCGATACCATGCCGGAAGGTGTTGACTTAGGTATTACGGCGCATTCATTTGATTATATCGGCAAAAAAACTAGGTATAAAGCTAAACTTGGGTGGATAGGTTATCACCCAAGTCTTTTGCCCAGGCATAGGGGTAGATCTTCAATTGAATGGGCGATACGGATGAAAGATGCAATCACCGGAGGTACAATATTTTGGTTGAATGCAGGAATAGATAGAGGAGATATAGCCTACAGGGATTGGTGTTTTATAAATCCTAAATACTTCATTTTAGAGCCTAAGAGAGCCGCAAAGTTATTATGGGAGGATAAGTTACAAAAGATAGGGCTTAAGTTATTTGAGCTTGCTTTAAATGATATTTCTAATGGTATTATCAAGAAATCGCCACAAGAAAATCTATATAGTACATTTGAACCTAGTACTGAGGTCAAAGATATATTCAAGCCGGATCTTTTAATGCTAGAGAAAAACGCAAGCCCCAGTACTTAGAAAAGGTCTCGATATGAGACCATTTAAACTCTGATTAAATAGTATTTAAATGTACTTTTCGTTTTAAATTTTGGTATTTTTCGTTTTGCCGATTATA